GTTTCTGGGCATCCACTGTCTTTCTGCCACGTCCTTCTTGTTCATACCGCTCATACAACGCCTTGAATTCATCGCCTACCACGTCAGCGAGACCAGGGGCTTCCGATGGACAGAAGAGGGTCCATGATTTGTTTTGTTCGACGCGCTCCATGAACAAGTCAGGAATCCAGAGGGCATAGAACAAGTCGCGACAGCGCTCTTCTTCCGAACCCGTGTTCAACTTCAACTTTAGAAAGTCCTCCACGTCGGCATGCCAGGGTTCTAAATAGATGGCGAAAGAGCCGTTGCGTTTACCACCTCCATTGTGTGCAATTCCTAAATGCGCAACAGTATAATCGTGTGGACCATCTATTTCAAAGTCGTGTACAATACCATTATATTCTACTTCATTAATATGTTGAATACGCGAATACAAATAATTATCATGTTTAAGATAACTAAAGAATTCTCCACGCGGTGCATTAGGAAACATATCCATAATTTCTTTGATACGAGGAACACGTACAACATTCGTAGGAAGTCTGGTTGTAATATTTTTGTAAGATGATACATTTCCTACACGATCACGAGTATATCCTGAACTTAGTGCTCCCATACGTAGTAAAACATAACGAATGGATTCAATTAAACCTAAAGAAGAAAGTTCAATTGTAATTTCTTTTTCTCCAATACATCCATCCGTTTCAATAATTCCACGTATAATTTGCTGTACTTTATGCAATGGCAAATGTAACATAGATGTATCCCATTTTTTATGCTCATTTAAATCATACAATTGTGATCTAGTTAATTTAAATCGTGGTGTGGCAGTAGACCATTTAATATCAATTGTTGATTGATCATTATACATATTATATTTAATTCCTCTATCAGATAAATACTGTTCTACAAACTCAACTGTTTTACGTTTAGTAGTATTATTAAGACATACTCCTGATGCAGCATATGAGATATGACCATCCCCTAACATAATGCCATAAAATCTGCAATCTTCTTCACTAATTTCGTCATTGTCGCATGTATATGTTGGAATAGGAAAAACTACAAAATCACCTTCTTGAAGATCCTTTGCATCTACAAATTCAGATTTAGTAATTGATTTATCTAAACGATTACGAATTACATCAAAGTTAAGTCCTTTTGCTTGATGCTGTAGTGAAAGTATTTGATGATTAGGAGTAACTCTAATTGGATATATTGCATTTTTAATTTGAATTTCTAGCATTTTTCCATCATATTCATGACGAATTGGCATTTTAACTCTATGATAAATTCCCTCACTTGTGAGTATTTTATCAGTAACATTTACATCTTCAATATATTTTGGTCCTTGTTCAGTATAAACCAATGTATCTGGCGTAAAACATTGGTCAACGTACCGTGCAGTATCATTAAAATTGCGCAACATCGGCACAATCCCATTACTGGTTCCATTTGTGCCCCGAATCAAAGACCCTTTCGCACGAATGTCATGAATGTGGAGGCCAATTCCACCAGCATGCTTACTAATAATGGCACAATCCTTCAAGGTGTCATAAATCCCAGCAATGCTATCTGGGCCCTTCATCGCGAGAAGAAAGCAGCTACTTAGTTGTTGCCGTGGCGTACCTGCGTTGAAGTTCGTCGGTGTAGCATGAATAAAGTATTTCTGACTCAGGAGGTCGTAGGTTTCAAAGGCCTGATTCAAATCAGTGGATCCCCATAAGGCAAGGGAAACTCGCATCATTAAATGCTGCGGTCGTTCCACCACTTTGCCCGTTGAGGTACGGAGCAGGTAGTGCTGTTTTTCTAGCGTTTTGAAGCCAAAGTAATCAAAGAGGTAGTCGCGCTGGTAATCGATTTTGTTATTGATTTTGTCACCGTGTGCTTCGCATAGGTCGATTAATTGCTGGGAAACAATGCTGTGAGAATCCGTTCCGGATTTTGTATTTCGTATGGTTTGATGTGCCAATTCATATACCACCTCCGTGAATTTGTCCGATGTATTCCGATGATGATTGGAAACGGCAATCCGTGATGCGAGTATTCCGTAGTCGAGGTGGGTCGTCATCAGAGAAATAGATAGTTGTGCTGTGAGCTCATCCAATTCGGAGGTTTTCACCCCATCATACATGCGCATAAGGGTGCGCTGGGCAATTAAGGTGGAGTCAACTTCCAATGTATCCGCCGCTGCTTGAATGCGATGAAGAACCTTATCAAAGGATACATCTTCTATGACACCGTTCCGCTTCTGAACCTTCATACTACTCTTATCTTTCTTTCCGGAATGGACTGTACCCGCAGTTACTTAGTTGAACGGGTATACATTTTTAACACGATCACAAGTAGGTAGAGATGCAGCACATCATTATTCTATGTGTATTTATTGTTGTACTTCTCCTTTTGCTCCGTGATGCCCCTTTTTATTTTCAGAACAAATCACTGCCTGGATATGATAAGCACGAAGTAAGTGAAGCGTTTGAGAGTTCTAAAAAAGAGGACAAGCTGGAAAAAACGGAAAAAACAGAAGATCCACTACTTGCCTTCCAACCTGGAAGTGGCGAACCAGTCGATCTCCACAATGGCCAGCCCTATCATTTGTTAAGCGACGAGATGGGAATGCCAAGAGAAAAAGAGGCACTGTCCTGTGTTACTAGCCGTTCGTGTTATGCATCCGATTTTCAGCGTATTCTAGAAAAAAATGGATCCTTCCGCCAACTCACGAATAATTACAAGCGCGGTTATCCTGACAGTTGCTCTGGACTGCAACAGGAACTGACGATGAACTTTTACAAAACAAGGCCTTTTTAGGCCTTTTTAAGAAAAAGGCCGCAAAAATATCAAAAGGCCTATTCTATGCATCAATCGCCATTCCATCCTCATCATACTTTTTAATAAGAACTGCCGTGTTAGAGGAGCATGTATCCACCATCTTATCAAGAACGGCCGTGTTAGCGGAGCATGTACCCACCATCGTATCAAGAACGGCCGTGTGGGGGCCGACCCCCACCATCCCGTCTTCATCTAGTTTATTAAACTTGATCATGCATTGTTCCGTTTTCGATTTTTTGGCAGGTCTGCTCGATTCAGGTACTGTAAATTCGCCTCGTTTCGCCTTCTCCACGTCCTCCCAAAAGGTTTGAATGATCGGCTGAAGCGCTAACCACCACTCCTCTGAACGTCGCACCTGTTGCTCACTCCATTGATGCAGAAACCATGGAATGATCTCCACGATCTCCTCATTCATCGCAATCGGTACAGACCATTCCACAGCGCAGTTCACTGGACTATACACATAGTAAAAGTCCTGCCCATATATTGCATCTGCTCTTCGAACAAGTGCAATATATCCATTATAGAGTCCTGGGCCCTCTCTTAAGGCCACGCCTTGATGATAGGGTGACGTGAAGACCGCTTCGACATAGTCGCAAATGGAGAGTCCCGTCACATGTAATTGCATCTGCATCTGTGCATAATAGTCCTTTGGTATCGTTCCATCAATTTCACGTGTAACAGGGCATTTGATTTCAATCAGTCGTCCCATTCGTTCGTTCTTAGGACAATAATAAATGAGCCCATCGGGCGATGCCATGCAACGAGGATCGACTTTATGACTTAGACGGCCGAGTTCCTTGATAATAGCTCCATACTTGTGCTCATAAATCTGTTTTACAACGGGCTCAAAGCGAATTCCCCAATCAAAGGCACTCATGCGTTCGGATACGACCGCCAGTGATTGATTGCGCGATGGATAGGGGACCGTTTTTGAGAGAACCAGCTTGGCCCGTTCCCTAACAGAACCGAAAAGATGGCCTAATTCACTGGCGGAGATAATCGTGGCCATCTGCTGATACCATTCGGGAGTCCGCTGCTCTATTTGCTTTTGTAAAAGGAGGGCGTCGAGCGTTTCTTTTAATGGAATAGTGGATTCAAACGTCATTTGCTGTCGCGCAATGCATTTTGTCCATTGTTCTTGATACATCTCCAGAATGCGATCCAAATACGACAATTCGATCTCAGACGTAATCTCAAAGGTATCCATAATTAGCTGTGCAGAATTCATCCATTGCTCCAATTGCGCATAATCTTGTGGAAGAGACAACCATGCATCTAATAAATGAATGATTGACGTTAGTTTTTCATGAAACATAGTATCTATTTACGAGGAAGTTATTCGCTCAATTTTTATACGACGTTGTTTATTCGCCGATTGTGCTCACAGTGGTTTCCAATTTCGTAGAAACAGAAGGTACTTCCTCCTTCTTTCGCTTTCTGGTTTCAATGGTCTTTGGCTTTTTCGCACTAAATCCCCATTTTAATTCGCTCTTCGGTAGTGCATCCTTCGGTAGAATCCCTTCAGGTGTTACATCTGCTCGCTTGATTTCTAGCCCCTTTATCATAGTAATTCGCTGTGTTTCTTGATCGTAGTTTACAATTTTCAATGTATTCAGCAATTTCTTATCGAGCGCTTTCTGAAGAAATAGAAAAAGACTATCTTTATCCTCTTTCGTCATGTCATATTGTGGCGAAATATCCTCTACAAAGATGCGAAGACGATTCAAACGCAGACCTCGCTCGATACGATGCCATGGACGAGTATAGGCTTCCCTTGCACTATCCTCTAATAGATTGGCAAAAGATGCTTCGCTAGTTTGTTTTATATCATGATGCACTGCGTCCTCAGTAGGTTTCTTTTGTGTCTTATGGCGATTTAATTCGCCTCCTTTTGTTTCTACTTTTAGTTCTACTTTTGATTGGTCCATGTCTACCTTTATATAGAGAGCAGGGTTTAGATGTCCACTATAGTATGTATCATATCAAACAGCTCCTGACACGGATAAGGTCCTAGGTATTTCTCTTTTGAAATCGGTAGCCAGTTGGACTCCTTTGATCCAAATGTATAAAACGTCCTCCAACAAAACATATCCTTATCCTCTATTTCATTCCATGTATAAAAGTCTTTCATATTGGTTTTATGCACATCTACTTCACAGAATGCAATATTATCTTTGATACATGGTTGTTGTACTAAATAAATACCATTTGGAATAAGGTACTCTTTTTCAATGTGATGCCCAGCACATGCCTCTGACCACAATGATATACCACCCACGGTTAAAATATGATATTGATGGATAGGCATTTGTTTTTGTATTTTCTTGTGAATAAAAGGGATAATAAACATCTTACAATCATATTAAGTAGGAACTTTAAATGGCTCAGCCTGTTTTTCCTGATAAAGGGACGGTATCCATGATGGAAGCCTTTCCACATCCACAATTTATTACACGAACGCGACGTGAAGTGGACCCAATCGACGCGATCAATGCGCGCCAATTTGAACACTGGCAAACAAACGGTAAATCAGGTGTTTATAATCGTCCGGATACGAATAAACAAGCACCTTTCTATGATATGGCGCCGAATGTTAGTCGAATGAGCGATCGCAGTTATCGAACTCAACCACGTTATGATGTCGATGGTCATAAAGGGGTGGAGAATTCCTATTTTGATAAGTATGATACGACATCGGATGCGCGAAACATGACACGTGAACTGAAAGCCAGTGTGTATGAAGATAAAAATACGGGATACATCAAAGAATCAGATAGGTTATTGCAGCGCAATTTTGATAGTCGTTGGCTAGATCCGAATGTGATGAAACAACAGGCCGCGGCGGCAGAGGAGTTACGCCCAAAGATGGATGATATTCGACAGTTTTACCAGAATAAACCTACCAATTAGTTAAAATCTAATATAACAGGCGTCGTGTATACCTGGAGCGTATTTAGTGAAGACGGTAGTTGCTTTGTGCGTCGCCGCGTGGTTCGCACATCTGCTTTCTTTGCATCTGTTTTTACAGTATCTGTTTTTACAGTATCTGTTTTTTCTACTTTAATTGAATCAAGTGTCTTGTTTCGCTTCTGTTGCTCCATCGTCTCCTTCAAATACGCATTGTAGCCTGTTCGGATCTCCTCCTCATGGGCTTCAATGTATTCCAAAATATTTGACTCTAGTGCCCACCGAAAGAAATTCAGTTTACCAATCGTAGTCATAAATTGCTCATGTCCTGGAATGGTAAACATGATTCGCTCACGACGACAATTGGGATCAAAGTACTGTTTCGAATAGGCTTTCAGCTGTCCCTTGTAGCTCAAGTAGACGAGAAATTCTTGGCCATTTAGCGGATAGCGAACAAAGCTCTTACGACTGTATTTCGTAACAAACCAATCAATGATTCGTAAGCTAAGCGGCGCTTCCCCGCTCAAATACTGTAGTACTTTATCAATTTCCGGATGACTGGCATAAAATCGTTGAAGAGATGCGATGACAAGTTCGGGTTTGCATTCAATCTTACGTTTACGTGTTTGAGGATCGGATGTATACGTATCCATTTCTGATTTATAGATACGCAGAAGTTCTTAGGTTCTCTTTTATTATAGTATGTGTGCATTTAATTTACCAAAAGTTTAAATACATCTTATGGATAGAATGGCAATGCCAGGTGGACACGATCCAGCTGCTTCCTTATTACCTGTGTCAGGAGGTACCATTCATGCCATGAGTGGTGGTAATTATAGTCAATACGCAACGTTGCTTCCTCTTTCTCCTACTACACCCATTCCTGGATTTCATGGGGGTGTTATAAAAACTGCAACTAAACCTATAAATAACGTATTGGGTGCACAGACTGCGGCTCAACAGGCATTGACTGTTGGAAAGAAGAGTGTTTCTACTGCTCTTACT